GTACCTGTTCCTGTTACTTGATTGGTAGGGGTAAATCCACTTGTACCAGAAGTAGCAGATGTCCCAGACGTGCCTGATGATCCTGAAGTACCATTTACAGCAGATGTCCCACTCGTACCTGTCGTACCAGACGTACCCGAACTGCCACTCGTACCGCTTGAACCAGACGTACCCGTACTACCAGATGTGCCAGACGTACCCGTACTACCACTAGTTCCTGACGTACCCCCCGTTCCATTTGTACCCGATGAACCTGACGTTCCAGTAGTACCAGATGAACCAGATGTTCCGTTAAATCCTGATGTGCCGGACGTACCAGTCGTACCTGATGTACCAGTCGTACCCGAACTTCCAGAAGAACCAGATGAACCGCTCACTCCTGAACTACCAGAGGTACCAGATGTGCCGTTTACACCACTACTTCCAGAGGTCCCTGTAGTACCAGACGTGCCTGAACTTCCTGAGCTTCCACTTGTTCCAGATGTTGTACCTACAGCTATACCAATTTGTTTGATATTGGTAATGATTGAAGGGGCTGCTGGTATACCACCTACTGCCGCTACTGCTGTAACTTGTGTATTAGCACTTGTTGATTGGAAATAAACCTCATAATAATCATTAGCACTTGCTTGGTCTATGATAGACACAAAAGGCAATTGCTTACCTGAATTTGATTGCAAACCTAAAATAGAATCTGTTCTAATAATACTAGTACCATTCTTTTTAAGCCATATATCCACCTCTACAGCTGTACCACCTGAAGTAACTTCTATTTGTAAAGAGTAAGCTATTTCGTATACACCTGCATGTTGTACTGATATTTGAGATCCGCTAATAGAAGTACCATTTGAAATCTCAACATTATTATATGTAATAGCTGTTGGAGTATTAATTCCACCAACCACTTGAGTTGTTGTACTTGAAAAAGAACCATACCAGTTGGCAATAGAAGCTCCTGAAGAACCATCTATACCATTACGTCCTGACGTTCCCGAAGTCCCACTTGAACCAGAAGAACCTGAACTGCCTGATGTTCCAGTTGTACCTGAGGAACCTGATGTGCCTGTAGTACCTGACGTACCGCTAACACCTGAAGTTCCTGACGTACCGCTTGATCCATCGCCTCCACTAGCACCATCTAAGTTTACTGTCCATGATGAATATGTTCCGGAACCCACTGTTCTAGTAGGAGCTGCAAACTGCAATGCTCCGGTTCCTGAGTTATATGAAATAACCTCACACTCTTGGAAGTTACTTGCATTATAAACTACAATGATTGATTGAGCTGGCGAATACGCTAGCCCTGTCCCAACTGTTATAGATCCTGCATTACCAAGAGTAAAGGTTGATGTTGACGTTGTGTAATATTTATCTCCAGAATATCCTGAAGTTCCAGAAGTACCCGATGTAGCTGACGTACCTGAAGTACCGCTTGTCGCTGACGTACCTGAAGTGCCGCTTGTTGCTGAAGTTCCAGATGTACCCGAAGAACCAGACGTACCATCTATAGCAGACGTACCTGAAGAACCAGAGCTTCCCGAAGAACCTGATGAACCTGAAGTGCCGTCTATCCCCGATGTGCCATTTATTCCCGATGTACCTGATGTGCCGTTGCTTCCATCTAATCCAGAGCTGCCAGAGCTTCCAGAAGTACCATCAATTCCTGAAGTACCCGAAGTGCCATTACTACCATTCGCCCCAGAACTACCTGAACTTCCCGATGAACCTGAAGTCCCAGAAGAACCAGAAGTTGCTGAGCTTCCTGAAGTACCTGATGTGCCATCTATACCTGAGCTGCCCGAAGTACCTGAAGTACCACTTGTGGCTGACGTACCTGACGTACCAGTGGTTCCTGACGTACCAGAGCTACCCGATGTACCTGAACTTCCTGACGTACCAGTAGTGCCTGCTGTACCCGAAGTTCCATCAATTCCCGATGAGCCAGACGTACCAGAAGAACCGCTAGAAGCTGAACTTCCGCTTGTACCTGATGAACCATTAAATCCAGATGTACCCGAACTACCAGAGGTACCAGTTGTACCCGATGTCCCATTGCTACCTGTGGTACCAGATGTGCCTGAGCTGCCACTAGTCGCTGAACTACCACTTGTGCCTGAAGAACCATTTAATCCCGAAGAACCAGAACTACCTGAAGATCCGCTTGTCCCGGTGCTACCCGAAGAACCAGAAATACCAGATGAACCACTAGATCCTGATGTTCCAGATGAACCGCTAGATCCCGAAGTACCAATAGTACCAGAAGTATCTGCGGAAACCAATCCGTTCACAGCTACCAAAACTCCATTTTCTTGACGAATTTGGAACTCTCCCGTTATTAAATTTTGTACAGCCACCTTAAACGTATTTAAATTTTGTTGTATTTTTTAACTCGCCATTCAATCTTCTCCACAAATATTTTGCATTTACATTAATAGTATCAGCAGCTTCTTTAGCACCTTCATAAAAGACACCTGTTTCAGTATCTAATACAATTTTTTTAAATACATAACCATTTTTTGCCCCAAATCTTTCAGCAGCTATCCTGCCGCTTTCTCTTAAAGCTTCTGATATTTTTCTTAAACCTGTATCACAAGCATGTTTCATGTTTTCTGAGGGGGTAGCCCATTCCAAATTAAACAATAAATTGTTTGTTTTGACACCATCAATGTGATTTACAGTTGCTTTATTTTCAGGGTTTTCAATATATGTTTGAGCTACTAACCTGTGAGCCAAATACGATTTACTCCCTATTTTAACATATACATAATCATTTTTAACAAAATTTTTCAAAAATCTCATTGTTTTCAAAGAAAATACTCTGCCATCCAATGTGATTAAATAGTCAGTCATTCCTTTAATTAATTTCATGTATATTCTTTTTATTGTTGAACAACTACTCTCACAAATTCATTATCGTAAAATGCAACCGCCACCGTTAATGCGCCTGTTGTCTTATCCCATACTACTTGGTTTCCTGTTGGAGTACCTGAAGTTAATATGGCACCTATATTGTTACCTTGTCTAAATGCGTTTACACATCTCTTACCAATTGCTTGTGGGAAGTATATTGTAAATGAACCTAAGACTGCATTGTCTGAGTATTCAAATACACTAAAGTTACCACCACCGCCGGGGATTACACCGCCACCACCAGTTCCAGTTCCTAATATTTCTATTGCCACTTGCAATTTAGAACCACATAGTGCATAAACATAATTAGAAGTTCCGGGGATTCCTGATAATGATTGGTCAATACCATATTGCAAAGCTTTTCTTTCTAGGTAAAGTTGTTGAGCCTTACGCGGATCAATACTTCCATTGAAGAAAGCATTTTGCTTAGGAATAGAATCATTCCATAAATATTGTGAAATTTCTGCTATAGATACTACTTCTTGTGGTGTCATGTTTAGAAGAATAAAGCTTGGTTAGTAGATATGTATGTTGCTCTGTTTAATGCAGCTTGTGCTGAATAAATATCAGAAGCAAATGTAATTGCCTGATCCGCACTATCAATTTCAACTCGTAATACTAGTTTCGTTTGGTACCAGTTGGTGCTTGCAGACAAATTAGAATTTGCAACTTGACTTTCAGTTAAGCCGTAATAAAAAGTTTCATTATATGCTGTAAATGCAAATGATATAGTCTTTGAAGTGACTACAGTATTTGTACTGCTCATCCATTGTACAGTAATACTTAATGCAGAATCTTGAGATAACACATCTAAATCAATGCTTGTATCAACTAAATCCCAAACCACATAATCTGTAGTTGTTCCAGCCGGTACTAGAAACGTACCATTAGCTTGTAATAAATATACTCTGCGAGAAGTAATAGAACCATCACTTCCCGTACTTGTATCGGTTAATGTAATAACTGACGGAGTGCCACTAAATTGACTGGCCGTAAAATTAGGTACAAGAGGCATTTGCTTTAAATTTTACACCAAATATAAGAAAAATATGGCTATATTAAGCAAAATTATTCGTCATCATTATCGCCAATTCCTAGTTCAGCCCAAGCTTCCCTTAAATCAGCTTGAACACCCGGATCCTCTGCTTCTTTTTGACCAAACATCTCCAATTTAGTTATTCTTGTAGCAATTTTTTTAATTTTACTAAGCGCATCAGCCAATTCTTGCTTTGTAGCAACATCTGGGCCTTCTCCCTCAACTTTCTTATAAACTATATTACCTTTATCATCAGTCACAGGGAAGCCATCTTTATGTATCACTTCAATAAATTCCTTTAATAAAGCATCATTTTGTTTAGCAAATTCATCAAACTCACTTTTTGTTATTTTCCTTCCTCCATCCTTATAATTAGACATAAGATATCTATCCATTGAGGATGAATTTAAATTATTGTTCAATAATGACTTAATATCCCTTTGATCAAATGTTTTTTCATTTTGAATTTTTAATCCATAGAAAGTAGGAATAGCGTACAAAAACGCTTCAGCACCAGTAGCATCATAAGACTTTCTTAAATCTTGCACAAATAATGGTTCAAATAAATCTGAAGGAAGATTACTGTAGTCATAAGGCTTACCAGTAAATGTCTTTCTAGTAACCATGTCAGCTCCAATTCCAAGGAACGGATTTGCCTTACCTCTAAAGAACTTATAACTTTCCTGAACTATATCAGCTTTTCTAGTTTCTCCTGTAACTCCTTTTTTAGTAGCTGTTAACAATAAAGTTAAATATCTAACAACAGAACTATATGGTCCTAATAAATTCAAAGACCAACCTGTTTTAGTGTTTTTTATTTGACCAAATGTAACACTTTCTGGATCCGCATCTACTTCTACATCATCTTGCATAGAAGCAGCAGCCATAATTAAAAATACTGTTGATAAACTTCTTACAGTAGCTTGGATTGCTTTTGCTCTACCTTCTGGGTTCATATTACTATAATACCCCATAGGTTTGCCTTTCTTATCTTTTTTACCCCATAACTTATTAGAAACAAGGTCACTTAATCCTAATTTATTTAATGTTGATGCCAATAACTTAGGTGACCATAATACAGCGCTTAGAAACCCTTTAGAGCTTTTAAACATTGTTTCACCTCTTCCCGTAAAGTTATTAACCCTACTTGCTAAATCCTGATAATCCTTTAAACTATTATCAATAGTCTTACCTTGATCCATTAAATCTTGCGCTCCATTTATAAATAAACTAACGCGCATTTCATTACCAAACCCAGCAAATAATCTTTCAAATGGAGAAGTAGTATATTTATCAGCACCTACTCTTTCTAATAAGTTCTTTTCACCGAAAACATCGTCTTTTAATTTAGTCTTAAAACCTCTTGGATCTAATATATCAAGTTTAGATTTTTCAATCATGTTCCATAAAGGCTTGTTTTCGTATATTTCAACTAACCTTCTTCTAAGTACAGCTTCACTTTTTGCTGCCGCAAGTTGAAATTTAAGTGCCTGTAAAGCAGGTTTTTCTTTACTTATAGTAAAATTATAAGCAGCAGGATTTAATGCCGACTTCCCCTTTTGTTTTCTAATTTTCACTCCCCATGATTCCAAATCCATCATTGCAGAAGCATTTTGAATAAATACACCAGAGTTATCAAAACCAGCTTTTAAAGCCATAACTGTATTTAAAAACTCTTTACCAAATTGCTTGGCTTTACCGGGAATTCCTTCTTTTTCTATTCTATCCTTTTGTGAAGCCATTAAAAATGCATGCTTCATTTCATCAACCTTATTTAGACCGTCTATGTATTTATTATACGAATAAGGATATTTCTTTTTTAGTTCAGGATTTTCTATAAATGATTCAGGTCTTTCAGTAGGTTCAAACTCCTTGTTTTCAATTTTTCTTTTTATTTCAGCAGCTTTTGCCTCATTTCTAGCAATCAATGATTTTAACTTAGATTCATCATAATAACCAGATTCTTTTCTTAATTCTCTAAGCTCCTTTTCTTTTGCAGATATTTCTGCATTTTTTTGAATCTGCTTTTTTTCTGGCAACTCTACTTTTGGACCATATTTCAAATCATATATTTCAGAAGCTAATTTAGCTTCCTTATTTATATTTGCTAGATTTGCTTTGGCTTCATTTATAGCTTGATTTTTTTTCTCCTTGTATTTTCCAGCAATTATATCTACAATATCTTTTTTTGTAATCCCTTCAATTTGATCTTTTAATAAATCATAAGCTTTATTAACAGCGTCATCTAATTTACTAACTCCATCTTCAGCATAAACTTTAACTAATTTTGCTACATCAGGAGCTATGGCAACTAATTGAGCAGAAAATGGAAATGGAACTGCTGTTAATCCGCCAGCACCTTTTGATGCCCTATTCCATTTTTCTTTTATGCTTTCAAGTATATCTTCCCTTTCTTTTTTATAGTCTTTTTTAGGAGCCTTTTCTTTCTTTTCTTTTTTTACTTCAGTATTAATCTTAGCCATTTCTTGTTCGGCTAACATCTTTGCATTTAAATCTTCTAACTCTTCCTTTTCTTTTTTTAACTTTTCAACTTCTTTTTGTATTTTCTCATAATCCTCAATAACCTTTTTCATTTGGCTATCGGTCAATTCATCTACACCATTAGCATCTCTTACTACTGTAACATAATCACTAAGTGTTTGTAATTGTTCTAATGGCGCATAAGCAGTACCTTGTAAAGCCCTAAAATCTCTACCCATAGTAGCGGCAGAAATCAATTTAGCTTCTGTAAACCTAGCTAAATCCCTTTGTATTTTTTTATTGAATGGATCTTCAACCAATGCCTTATCTAATGTAGCTGCATAAATCTTTAATATTTCAGACTCAACAGCACTTGTACCTTCACCCTGCTCCATTCTCCTAATCAAAGCATCAAAATCATACCCATTTGCTATTTGATCAGCAGCTTGTTGCTTAATTTCAGCATCAGTAACAACTTTGCCATCAATTACTGGCAATCCGTTTTCTAATCTTCTTTGCTCAATTTCAGCCTTGGTAATACCTCTTATGGCTTCTTCATTGCTTTGAGCTTCTTCGGTAGCTTCAGCCCTTTGCTGGCTTGATCGTATTCCTTCACTACTTTCGGTGATATTTTTCCCTGTGCCTCTAGGACGTGAAACTTTTTCCTCTGCGCTTCGCTCTTGTATGGCATTTTGGATAGTTTTTAAATTAGATAAATCTTGAGTTAAAAGATAGCTTTTAAGCTCCGGTTCGGTCATTTCTTTGAACTCTCCGGGCTTAATTTCAATAATATATTTACAAGGGTTTTGTGCCATTATAAGTCAGATATATGTTCATCAAATTCAAGGATTTCCTTAGTTTGTTCTGCTATTTTATACTTAGCAAGTAAATCACCATAATGGCCTACTGCTTTTCTTTGAATTTCAATGAATTGTAAAATGTACTGAGCCACAGAAACATCTTCATCTTGGGCTTTCTCATAGAAGTCCTTATATTGATTATATACGTCTAATTCAGTATTGTATCCAATCTCTAGGGCATCTCCAATATCTGTCACCTTATCGGTAACTGAATCAATTTTTGGTAGGTCAGCACAGTCACCCATGTCATTCATAAACTCAACGTGCATCTGATAGTGAGTCAATTCCTCAGCGCTTTCCGCTAAGAAATACTTCTGGCTACCAAATAGCCCTAACTTTTGTAATTGATTAGCCAAGCTCTTCCACAGATTAGATTGGTAAAGTTCTGCATATACCGCATCTTGCATGCCCTTTTTCATGTTGGGGCTAAGTAATGACTTTATGGACATATTTTTTCTATTTTAAGTTCTTTAAATAATTCATCAAATTTACTATTAATTATCTTTCTTTTTTCAATTCTATTTAAATCTTTATAATTAACAATTTCTGTTTTAGTTTCTTTTTTAAATAAATCATTTATTTTTGACTTATCTAAGCCTATTTGATCAGCTACTTTTAGAATACCTGCTCTAATTTCATTATCCGTTAATCCTTTCCCCCTTTGTATTTCTATAAACTTTCGTATAGAATCTTCTTGAGATTCCTTTGAAAACTTAGTTTCACCCTTTATTTTGTTGGTAGTCAGCTCTTTACCTGATAATATATCCGCTAACATACCTTCTAAAAACTTGTCTAAAGTTATATTTTCAACTTCTTTAGGGGACAATTTCATTAAAGATTTAAAATTCTCAGATATATATTTGTATAATGATAATAACCACTCCTTAAATTTAGCTTTTTGAGATGCATTTACAATTGTATCACCTTTAGATGACATCAACTCCATCAAAGCCTCTTCTCTTGCTAATGGGGTATCTCCGTATTGTTCTATAGCCTTTTTTAGCTCATTTGTACCCTCTACTAATGACAACCCTTTATTATATAATGGAGCATTATTTTCTTTAACAAACCCAGCCCAAATGTGGCCTGTTTCATGCAATGCTGCTTTTGTTGTCTTTAAATCAGGATTAATATAAACGTTCCCATCTGTAGTAAACGCATATATTACATCACCATCTTTTAAATGCTTTTTAACATTTGGCTGCTCTAATGCTGATTGCCAAGCTTCTTGGGTTGTAAAAAATGTTGTTGTAGGGAATGCTTGCCTTAAAAATCCTGATAATTTATCTACCGCATCTAATCTACCTTTAGCAATAGCTGGACTAAATACTTTATTAGATAATCCTGCTTGAACTGGTAATCCTTGTGAAAAAGATGCTCCTTCTGATATAGAAGCTTTTTTTGCTTCATTTTTAGTTATTATACTTAATACACTTCCATAAGCTTCTCCAAATGCATCTTTCATGTGAACCGGTTGCTCTAATACACCAATTGATCCACCTTCTACACCATATGGATAATTAGGATGAGTTGTTTCTACAGGTCCTCCTGCTTTAGCCCATGTTTTTCCTACTTTATTAGCTACTTTTACACCTACAATACTAGTAATGTGAGTGCTAGGCACATTTTTAGTTGAAGGTTCAGTTAATAAATCTGTTATCTTACCAATATGAATTAAAGATGGATCAGCATTACCAATTAAATCAACTGATACTTTTGTTTTTGGTTTACTTCTATTAATATCAATTTCTTTTGCCCCAGCAGCTGTTGGACTACCATAAAAAAATTGATTTACAATAATTGCTCTTTCAGGTAAGGAAAATATTTTTATATCTTTTAATAAATCTACAATGTCAGTATATTTCTTTTCTTGTATAATTTTTAATATATTCTTAGACTGAGATACAACCTTTTCTTTTGCTGCCATTGTAAGAGGCGCATATCTTTTGCCATTAGCATCTGTACCTCTTTTTAACGCATCAGACTCTGTCTTAACTTTATATTTAAGTGATTCAGCAATATTAGAAACTGCTTGTTTTCTATTCTTTTTAGGTAAAGTTTCTACATTTTGAATACCAGTTCTGAAAACAGCTTCATTAGATAGAATTGATGATTCAGCCATTTTAACAACAGCCATTGGTATTTGACCACTTGGTAAATCACCATTCGCCCATGCTTTTTCAAATAATGCTTTATTTGAATTATAAACATCTTCAGCATTATTATACAATTTTTCTGCCTCTTCTTTAGTGGTATTTGCCCAAGCCATGTTTTCATGACCTTTAGTACCATTAAAACCAATACCACCTTTTAAATCCGTAACAGTTTGTCCTGTATTTGGATTTACAACATCTCCAGTTCTTAATTGATCAGATATTGTAAAGATAAATGGATAGCCCTCAAAATCTTTAAAATCAACCTTTTTTAATGGGTAATCTAATCTTGAGTTTAGTTCATCTATATCTACTTTTTCTTTAGTTGTTGATGATAAATCTAAATCAACACCTTGATTAAACAAATTCATTTTGTTCATCTGATCTATAACCTCACCTTGTATAGTTTCAGGTGATTTAATAATCTCAGGTTTACCTGTTGTTTTAGAAAACTTAACCTCTGATGGCACAATACCTAAATAAGATAATAAATCATCCGCTACTATATCAGATTTTGTTTTTATTATTTTTTTCTTTTCTTTAGGCTCTGTTTTTGCTTCAGTTGGTTTAACTGCTGCTTTTTTAGTTAATGCATCAATTTCTGAATTTCTGAAATCTAATACAACCTCATCTGTCTTACTTCTGTTTGCCTTAGCGATTTTATTTATTTCATCTCTAAATTCAGGATTTTTAGCAACTTTTTTACCGCCAGCTGAAAAAAATGCTTGATACTTTTCAGCATCTGCATTATCTAATATAACATGAACTCTAGGATATGGATTACCATAAGAATCCATTCCTTGGTTTAGTTTAAATTGATTCAATGGTTCTACACCACTTACTCCTCCTTCATCTTTCTTTACTCTTTTTGTAAATGACCTTCCCCCTTCTTTTCCTAAAGTAAAATCTGATAGTGGAATAGGCTTAGATTGTTTAGTACCCGGTATTTTAACTTTTTGTGTTGATACAGGTTCTTCTATTTTAACCTCTTCTTTTACTTCAGTTGGTTTAACTTCTTCTGTTACTTTACTTAGTTTAACTTCCTCTTTTGGCAATACAAAATCCTTTGCTGTTGATGGAGCTTCCCCATAATCATAAACAATTCTAATTGGAAGATTTTCTGCTCCCATGTCTTTAGCAACATCTAATCTATTATGCCCATCTGTAAGTCTTGCTTTACCTTCATTTGGGTAATAAGTTACAACTAAAGGTTCTTTAATTCCATTTTTCAATAAATCCCTTTCTAATTCAATTGCATTACCTGTTGCTAAATCAGTTTCTTTTTGAGTTCTTAAATTATTTATTTCTTCAATTGGAAGCAATGTTTTACTTTCGGTATTATTAATAATATCTGATCCAATTTCTTTTACTTCTCCTTCAGTTGGTTTAACTTCTTCTTTTACTTTAACTTCTGTAGGAGTCACCTCTTCTGTGATCATCTCTTCTTCTGTAGGAACCTTACCGTCATCAAAAGATGTTTCTTCATCTTTCTGAGATTTTTTTGATAAATCATCATAAAAAGAAATTATTTGATTTTTCTCTTTATTTAATTCATTTAATTTATCATTGTATAATCTATCTCTTTTATCTAATGAATTTATAAATTCATCTATTTCTGAAAGCTTTGTTTCTTTTTCATTTTGAATTTCTAAAGTACTTGGCTTATTTATATTTTCATCAACTATTGATTTAAATACTTCTGCATCGTTTTCAGATATAGTACCATCTTTAACATTTTCATTTATTTCATTAACAATAGAAGCTATATCTTCTTGAGTTTTAGCATTCTTTACTTCATCTTCTATATGCTGCTGAACATTTTTTGTTCTTGATCCAATAGATCCTAATGTGCCACCAAAAATACCACCCATTGCAGCAGCGTTTAAATACCTAGATGCTGCGGTATTCTTCAGCTCTTCTTCATTAAATATTTCACTACCTTCTAATTGATTAGCAGCTAATTTAATCAAATCCATAGCACCTTCCTGAGTAGCTTCAGTTGCTCCTTCAGATAATGCAGCTTTTGAACCAGCTTTTACAGTGTTTTTTAATGCCGTTTTAGTAAGCATTTGAGTTGCTTTGTTTGCAACTGCTTTTTCAAAATCCTTAGCTGCGACTTTTACACCTTTTTTAACTAATTCATCTGCCGTTTCCTTTAATATTTTAGATGTAACATACTTAGTAGCTGTACCACTTTTAAGTATATTATCCATACCAAGTTTTTCCAAAACACCAGCTACAATAGCACCACCAAAACCAAATGCAGTTCTAGTTGTTTCGCTCATGTATTTACCTTCTGGGGTACTATCTATCATAGACAACGCATCATCATACCCTTGAATACCAAAGCTTGCGCCTCCCGTTGCGGAAGCAGCCCCAATATCCACAAGCATTGATGGCAAAATGGCCCCAAGACCTTTTATGTCATCTAAACCAATACCATTTGTTACATCAAATCCTTCAGCTAAACCTTGTTCGTATTCTTTAGAAGAAGAATTAGATCTAGCTTTACCAATAAAATTACTAATTTTATCTCTTGCTTCTTTTTCTCTTTGCGCCTCATAATTTATACCAGTAACACTAGAAGCTGCTTTATCTACAGCTTCCTGTATCCTAGAAACTGGACTAGAGTCAAATTTTTGAGCTAACCAAGCTGCACCACCTGCTAATCTTTGCGCACTTGCTACTACGTTATTCCACTGAGCGCCTAAATAACTATTGTTATTGTTCTTATCTTTTATCGCAGCTTCTTTCAGTGTTGTTTTCGGAACAGACTTACTAATATCAGTAAAAATCTTTCCCGAAGCCACATTTTGACCTTGCTGTAAAAAATTAGGCTCGTTTGGTAATCGTGATGGTATACCCGAAGATATTAAATTCCCGGCTTTTTTTTTTAAATCAGTTTCAGGAACAGCGTATTTATCCCATTTACTTTCACTATCATTAACCACATATTTATCCCACTTACCACCTTGATTATCTAATTTATTTTCTGCCATCTTATCCTTTTTTTGCTTTTGGATTATCTTTTAAAAACTCATCAACTTGATCAGAAGGTATATTATACCTTTTACCATTTAAAATATATGGTACCGATTTAGGCCCATAATCAGGTTGCTCTCCTTTTCTTGGCTCTGTATTATATTTTAATTGATAATTATACATCCCTCTTCTATCAATAACACCTGTTTTTTTATTTACAAATTTAACAGGAGTTCCATTTTCAAATGTAACATCAAAACTTGATACATTTTTTGCAAGTGGTATAACACTAAATATTTCTGCTGGTAAATTTTCTCTTTTTATAACCATTTTACCGCTATAAGGGTTCCCGTTTTTATCAAAAGCTTGGCCATTTTTAATATAAGTGTTTCCTGAAATAGTTGAAGCATCTGGTAGTGTATCAAAAAGATTTGCACCCTCTCCACCTGAACCTGTATTTATAGCATTTCTATTTAAAGCAGATCTTACATCTTGCCTTTTTTGGCCTTCAGTAAAATACCATTCTTTTGTAAAATCATATCCAGTTTTATCTTCTCTTTTTGGTTGTTTGGTAGCTATACCAAAAGCAACTGCTAAATCTGCTGGATTTTTTATATCTGTACCAAAATATTTTTTATAAGTAGGATTCAATTGATTAACAAAATCCTTGTCTTTAATTAAATTATTGTATTGTTCTTGTGTACCTAAATTATCTCTAAAATAACTTCTTGCTCTTTGATCGTATGCTCTAACAACATCTGGAGTGATTGATTCAACTTTAACTTCCTTAACACGACCAGTTGGTTTGCCATTAAGAACTTGCTCTTCAACTTCAATTCTACCCGGCAAATCTATTCCTTTCCATGTTTTATCTGAAAAAACCAAATCATCATGTGGATCATATATATCTACTTGCATCATATCTGGAGGTGTGTAACCAGCACCCACAGGCAACATTGATTTATTTAATACGTCTAAATAGTTATCAGAAACATGCTTACCAGACTTGATGGCTTGATTAATATAATCCTTAAATGCTTTTCTTTCAGCGGTAGCTTGCTTTCCTTGTTCAATATATCCCTGCAAATCCTTAAACCCAGCCATTAATGTAGACTGAGCATCATATCCATACTTTGACGGATTGGTAATTGCTTGTTTATTTTTAATTCCGTATTCTTGAACTTCTTTTAATTTCTTGGCAAAAATATCAAGCTCTGCTTTAGATAAACCAGCAGGGTTTATACTTTTTTCCCAGTCTTTAAAATACTTATCTGTAGCTTCGGCTTGCGCGCGCTGCTTTTGCATAAGACCAATAGCTAACTGAGTTGGCTTAGATGTAAAATCTATTGCCACATTTCCTCCTCTATATGGGTTTACACCCAATAATCCTGTACTAGCCATTTGTATTTCTTAATTTTGCGGTTAGAGTAGGTATATTACGTCCTGTAGTTCTTATTCTGCTATTATTTTGAGGAATATAAGATTGATTAAGTTTAGCAGAACGAGCATCAGCCATAACTTGACGTAAATCCGGTTGTTGATCAACTACTGGAGGTTTTACTGGGTTATCCATATATGTAGCATAAGAAAGAGCATTGCTTAAACCTTGTCCTACCATTTGCATACCAGCATTATATCTTTCACCAGCAGCAGCTCCTTTCATTTGTTCTAATTGAAGTTTACGCTGATAAGGTGTCATTACATTTATATCAAATAATTCATCCTCATTCGCCTTTTTCATTTGAGTAGCTCTTCCTAATTCAGAAAATCTTTGAGCTTTCATTTGTTCTGCTTGAGCAACTGCGCCTTGAGAAGCGCCTCTTTCTATTCCACCAAGCCTAGAAATTCCACCAATAGCAGACCTTCTATCTTGTAAAGCACTTAAACCAGAAGCTGTTGTTCTTCTAGCATTTTGCATCGCTTGTTGATAAGCGGCTGATTGGTAAGGACTTTCTTGGTATCTATTTAAAGCTTGTTGATAGTAATCATTTAATGATTTACTTTCTTTCCTTAATGGACTGTTTGCGGCCTGTCTTTCAAGTTCAGCTTGCGCTCTTTTTTGCTGCCTATTTGCATTTGCCATTTGAACACCGCCCATAGCAAGTGATCCAGCTGTACCTACGGCTGCAATTGTACCAGCAACTCCTAATGCTGCAAAACTCATAATTCTAAATTTTTAGTATTACTCAATATTTTTCTATACTCTTTTCCAATATCAGTGCCTGTTATAAGATTTATATGTGGCTCTAATATTTTATCTTCTATCTTTTCCACTATCTTCACCTTTTCTTCTTCACTTAAATCATTGTAATCAGATTTCATCCCATCTATTCTGTGAAATGTAGTCCAAATACAATCTTCAATTATGAATAAAATCCTCCTTGTTCCGGGCTTTGTAATCCCAGTATAAGGAGCCGTTATTTCATACCATTCTTGCGCATCTATTGAAACAGCCGCTTTACCATAAGATACAACATACGGATGCTCCGTTTTATGTATTTTACTTGTCCATAAAGATCCAGCTGGCATAAATATTTCTCTAATATACATACCATCCGTAAACTTATGAACTAGCGGCGCATCTATTAATTCATTAGGACATTCCATTATAGCTGCTTCTAAATTATCAACTATACTGTCATTTTCCCTAATAATCATTACCTATTATTTAATGGCGAATTAATATATTTAGTCGTTGCGCTGTTCAAATATACGAAAGAATTTGCACTTGCTTTCTCAAATTTTATAACAATATAATTGCCCTTTAGGCTATCCCCCTCAATAAGTCCTCCGGGGCTATTTGCATCCCTTAAAAATGATGCATGATACTCAGATTCTAAAGTTTCAAAATCTGTTGCTAAAAGCTCGCTATCCTGCCTAGCCCCTGCACTTTCCATTTGGGTATATATATCTGGGCAAGCCCATACTGTGCTACCTGTTTCCATAACAGAAACCCAAGTCTTTTTATCTAATGAATTAGAGTTAAATACGGGGGTTATGGACGCATTGTATTGAGTACCATAGAAATTACAATAAGGAGTCGTACCATGCTTCCAGATTGCACCATTTTTAAACGTAAACATAGTAGTATTGACCTCACCCATAAATTCAGGGTGATACGAGTAAAATGACTCAAAAGCATTGTCAGGCTCTGAAAAACATATTGTAAACGGATCTTGATGAAAATATAATGTATTTGCCATTTAATTTAATTTCTTTTTTTATTTTTAACATGAAAAATACCCAATCACATACCCATCAGTATCTATTTGTAATGTAGTTCCAAATGTTGAATATTGGTCAGCATAATATAAATTACCACCATTAAATGGAGTTGTCATACCACTATCAGTAAAGAATCTAGTCACATACGGTCCTCCCGGATCATACCAAACTGAACTATTTCCATAAACTGAATTAGGGTACGGACCACCAAGGCCAGAACATTCGTTTGGAGCCGCATACCCAGCACTTATAAGAAAGTTTGTACTAGCTGCGGTAGTCGTAGTAGTCGTACTTGTTGTTGAAGTGGTCGTAGTCGTAGGGGCAGCCGTAGTTGTTGTTGTAGTTGTTGTTGTAGTTGTTGGCGCAGGAAAACAAGGAGAACAAGCACTTGTGACAGTTGCCACAGGATTGCCATTTATTACTGAAACGCTAACATATTGACCACCAAAACTAACAAACCATAAACCTGTTGGTGCAGCTGCGAATATTGCACCCGTAAAGGTAGTGCAGCTACAGAAATCAGGATTATCACCTGTTACAGTTCCTGATGCACTAAAATTACAAGCATCTGTAGAATCTCCACCAAAACCTATTAAAAATGATAGAGTTGTGGTTGTTGTCGTTGTTGGTGCAGCAGTTGTTGTTGTGGCAGGAGCCGCAGTTGTTGTTGTAGTTGGCGCAGCGGTAGTCGTTGTACTAGTTGTTGTTGTAGTCGGAGAAGCGGTTGTAGTTGTACTTGTTGTTGTTGTTGTGGTTGTTGTTGGTCCAGATGTTGTAGTAGTTGTAGAAGGAGGTAAATACCTATTAATTTCCTCCATTGCAATAATGTATTTGTTGGTATTAGCATCAAATACACCATATATACAAGGATTTCCAGAATACACCACACCTGTAGCAGGAACTCCGTTGTTTAAATCTTGTCTATATGCGGCTAATGTAGCCACAAAGAAAGCATTTGTATTATTAGTAATACTGATTGGAGTTATTCCATCTTGAGCTAATCTACAAACCACACCCCTAAAATTATCTACAAAGTAGTCTGCAAAGTTATTCCATGCAAGACTTGTAGCGGCATCACCAATTCCATAATCACCAGCATAATACTGAATCTTATTAATTAATTGATTGCTATTAGCTTGTAGTGGGTTTCCAGTTACATCTTTTACAATCTGAGTTAAAATAGGAACATTACCTACTTTAAAATTTTGGTAAACCTTTAAATATCTATCCCTTACATGAAGTCTTAATACATCACCAAACGACCTATCATACTCATCAAAATCTTCATAAATAAATCTATTTGTAGCATTTAAATTAGTATTTGATTGATATGCTTGACCAAATCTAATTAATGTAGGGAAGTATGTTTTTGCCGCGTTTTCATCTATTACTGAAGCTCTACCATTGCTATTTGTGATCAAATTATATGTATCATTGAAACTACTTTCTATAATTTCAATTGTAGAACCTTTTAAAACTTGAAAATCAAATGTCATTGGTTCAACAATTATATTATTAGAACCAATACTGTCATTTGTAGATTTAGCTACTATATATACTTTACCTGTTGGAGGTACACTAATTCTTTTGTCAATTGTAAATGTTGTAGGTGTATTTTGAACTATATCATTTACTTCTATGGGTAATAACGAAACCGTAAATTTAGGAGCAAATGGTATTAAACTTGTACAAATAAGTGCGTATACTGAAAATGTAGAGCCACCATCAGACGACATATTAAAAGAGCCTTTTATTGATACTACCTTATCAGTGCCTAAAATGTTTGATTTATTATAGAAAAAATAACCAGTGTCACTCCAAACTGGGTAACTTGCTCCAGTTAAGGCAACATTAACATTTGGTTGCGTTTGTATTCTATATGATATATTATCAATAGTTGTATTAACAGTTATTGGAAATGACACACTTCTTGATACAAAAGCACCGGTTACTCCAATACTAAATACCCCAGAAGTGTATTCGTATTTATCACTATATGGTACATTCCTAAGCCTATAAAACAAATCACCATTATTAAGGGCAAGAGTTGCTCCTCCGTTAGGAAGTTTAGTTAATCCATAGTGATACCTTGTTGGCAACCCTGCATCACCAATACCGTATTGTTTACCAAACTCATAGAAAAATCTTTGAGTTGAAGCAGCATTATTAGTGTAATTATATAATAATATTTCGTAGTGCTGAAAATCTTCTGTACCCGGAAATTGAAATGTAGCATCAATATCATCAGTTGGATATCTTAGTTTTAAGAAATTACCAACTGCTGTGTTAGTATTGTTATTATTTGTTGTAGTATATTCAATAGTAGAAAGCGTACCAACTATTTCATAGTCAAATTGACTAGTAATATTTTGAGCAGCCCCCGCAACATCATATCTTCTTATAAATTTAATTCTATCTCCCTCTGTGTAGTTATAAGAAACAACATTTTGGGTTGAACTAATTTGGTCATTATATTCTTGGATGTTACCAATACCTATGTAAAGAAATTTTGTACTATCTACTCCAATAGGCAATGATGTATAAGCTGATTCGCTTACCCAACAAAGACGCTTATTGTAAGTTGTGTTATTTGATCTTACTATCTGATAATAAGAAGCATATAATGGAGGTCTATTTTTTATAGACAAATTAACTAATGGGAAATCATCTGCAAGAACTCTTGATGGAGTATTAATTACAGCATCTTTAGATGTTTGAGTTCCAATTGTTCTTCCCTGAGCATCAAAATACTGAATACCATATTGGTAACCACCATTCCAAACATTTGCAAATCTTGTATTATCATTATCCAATGCAGGAATAGTAGCAAAAGCTGTTGATGTTAATACAAATCCACCTGCGTAAGACATAGTTAGCTTATTACCAACTATTGCGCCAACTTGAGTATATCCTTCCAAAACCATAGCAGCAGATATGCCAGCTAATATATCGCTCACTAAATAATTAGTAGTAAGACCTGTAGTTGCATAAGATGTACTCAAATCAGTTCCGCTTGCACTAAACGAATTAATATAATAAGTACCTGCTGCATTATTCAATTCAGTAACATTACCATCAATTCCATTTGTTCCTGTACCATAAAGGTAAATATCCATTGTGGTACCAGATCCACTATCATTACCATTTACAGAAGCAAAGAAAGACAAACCACATTGGTCATAATAATAGCTTGATGCAGTTGAATATGTAGTAGCCTCCAATTCAACATCTGTTTTATCATACCCTTCCAAAATACCAGCATATAATAAAACATTACCATTAGCAAGCTCAGCTGCATTGGCTCTTTGTGGAACCCAGTCCTGTAATTGATCTGCTTCTATTACATCAATTTGAGTATATATAGAATCATTATAAAATCTAAAATAATGAATATCGTTATTATCTATTACAAGATCGGCTTTATCAAAAGATTTTATCAAAAACCAATCACTAGTTCCACTACTAAATGTTTCTCTAAAAGCAACTTCAATAGCTTTAACATCAGTATCTCCTGTTGAAAAGTTAATAGCAATTCTTGAATTATTGTAATAATCATTTTCAGTTAATTGCAAAGTAGGTTGCTGAGGCAAAGGCACAATGCTCTTTGAACTCCATACAGACTTTTCATTATTATCGTAAACATATCTGTAACAAAACTGAAATAATTTGTTTCTTAAATTATTAATAGTAATTGTAGTGTCATTCTCATAAGTAACTTGAGGAGGCATAACTGGAGGCGCTTTTGCAACTAGCAAATAATCCGCTACCCAATCTGTACCATACAAATTGTTTACATTCAATACTCTAGGAGGATTATACCCATCATTAAAAAATAACAAGTCACCTTCTAAATCTCTGTAAAATATATTAACTGATAAAACTTTGTAAGAAGGGTTGAAATTTAAAATATCAACACCATTACTATTTGTCTTGCTTTGAAGAACGGTTGTAATAGTCTGTGTATTTAGGTCATAATAAGCAATGGTATGAAAACCATCACTATTCCAAATAAAATAATAAGCCCTATTCCTTACCTTATCTCCATAAAATCCAATAACCTTACTTACCCCACTAGGCAAACTATAGCTTATCAAAGTGTTCCCTAAAATATTAGAAACTACTTTATCTTGCCCACGACCTTGCGCGTCTTTTGTGACGTTTAATGCGTCTACATAATCATTATTACTAACTCTGTATTCTGCATCATCTAGGTTTAATTTACCACTAAAAGGAGTATTTATTATCATATCTTATGCCTTAACAGTCATTCTTTGTGTATCTAAATTCAATTCATATCCTTGCATTAAGTATAAAGGCTTAAATTGAGCGTTAGCTATTCTTCTTTGATTATAAAATTCCTGCTTTCTATCTCTCTTATCGCCTAAATTACCTCTTCTAGTAGATGGCATAGATGCTATATCTCTCCAAGAAATCCATGCAAGCAATGCTTCTCTAAATTGAATAGGTATTGAAAATGTTTCTTCTGGATTACCGCTAGATAGATATTCTATCATTAAGTAAGAATAATAAAAATATTGATTTAAAAGAACAACACCATTTGAATCATCAATGTTAAATTGACCTACAAATGGAGAACCACTTGGTAATCCATAAATATTTTGAAAACCATATCCGTCCCAGTAATTAAACCATAACGGCAAGTCTGTCTGATACCATGTTGCCAAAGTATCATCTTGAGTCAAAGCCAACCTATTTGGCTGTTGATCTCCGTAAAATGTCATTTTACTATTAAACTTTAAAGGAATAATTTCCCCTACTGAGTTTAATACACCTATTTTAGTATAGCTTATATAATCATTAGGTAACTGTGCAGTATAATTAGTAGTGTCCACAGGCACCTTAACTGTTCTTATTTTATAAAAAAAGTCAAGACCAAGTTTCTCCATACCACGCACAGCAATATTATATAACTTAGCGTATTTGTGTACTGACTGTTCACTTTCATCAATGTAATCATTGATAACTGAATCTAATGTTATGTAATTTCTTACTTGGGACATTTTTAATTATTTGAAAAATAAGCTAATATATCGTTTTGACGAATTAAAAAATGCAATTCATTACCTACAACAACAGGCTCCCCTGCTCCCTTGATATGAAAAATGCAATCATCTTTTTTGGCTTCCATTTTTATTTTAGAAGTTCCACGACCAACAGCAATTACTTTAGCTTTACTACTTCTTTCTCTGAATCCTTCAGGAATAAATAATCCGCCTTCTGTAATTTCATCAGCCATAAATGGTTTTACTAAAACAAAATCTCTAATTGGTTTCATTGGTTGTTATTTTTAGTTATTATTATCTACTCCATCATTACTTTGGTCTATAGGCCTTGACTTTTCAAAAACTAATTGACCTTTAATATATTCTACTACTACTGGCATATAATCATCAGGAATAATTAATGTTGAATCCAAATCTGTTGAATCACCGCCACTAACCATTCTAATTGTTGCCTTGTACGATGTCAAAGGTATTGAGCTTTTTACATAAATGTTTTGACCTTCAACCCAATATGCTATTTTATTCTGAATAGGCCTTAACTGCTCTTGATAAGCAATCTGATTCATGCTTAATGGAATTGCTGTTTGTGAAGTTTTTTTATCTCCAACAAACTGTAATGTAGCAACTCCTTCATTTCTTCCTAGTGCAACAGGTATAGATGGTAAATCAACCCTATAAGTAACATTGTCTACCGTTTCAGCATATATATCTAAATTCTTAAAAGTAGTATAAAATGAATTATTTATGTAAGACACTCCATCTAGTTGAATGTTGTCTGTATAATTCTTTTTAGCTGCTGCCCCAATAGCATCATTTAGCCACTGATTAACTAATCCGTATGTGATATTAGAATCATCAGAAGGCTGACCGTTGTATATTTGCCTTAATATTCTTTCTATTAATTGATACCTAGTCATTATTGTCCAGTTTGGTTTATTTGATTAGCATATTGCATAACCGCTCCGTCTTGTAAATTTAATCCAATTAACTTTAATGCACGAGTAATAATCTCAAGAATATCTATTTCAGCCCAAACGGGTTGAACACTTGTTCCGGCATTGTAAACTGGTCTACCACTAACCGTAGTATAACCCCAAACAATATCTGGAGCAGATTTTACATAAGATAAAATTGCGGTACCTAATGTTTTAGGATAAAACTGAAATTGATTATCTTCTAGCAAGTATATCGGGTTGTCCGCAATTGGATCAATTTGGCTATTGTAATAAGAATACAATTTATCTTGAGAAACAAATCTTATTCTATGCAAACCATCAGACTTCCACATAGCATCAACTTGCAAAAAATCAGCTGGTGCCGGAGCAACTCCAGTTCCGCTATTTATAGTTAAATTAGATTCTGCAATCAAAGGGGTTAACCTTTGTCTAGTGTTTTCATTTTGACTATAATTAATTCTAGCTTGAGGCCTTCCGTATTGATATTGTTGAAATTCACCTAATAAATAGTCTTGATATGAAATCTGCGCTTGATTTATAGTCAGATTAAACTCTGCTGGAGTCAAATAGCCGTTCTGCGCCTTATTAACCGCATACTGGCAAATACGATATACATCATTAACATTCATTGAAATAAGTTATACAACAAATATACGAAAAAGTAATAAAAAAGCCCCGTAATTTTTAGGTTACGAGGGCTTCTTATATTTGGGGGGAAAGTATTAAACTAGCTTCTTTAATTGCTCTAAAAATGCCCTACTTTCATCTTGAGGGAACATTGCAAATTCAACCAAGTAATTTTGTGGCTTTTTATCTGAAGGTATCTTGCAAATAAAACCACCATCACCTGACCAATAAGCAGATCCTTTCTTAGTAGTAGTATCTATTTTATTGTCAATTAATGCCTTTTTAACAATGTAAGCTATTTCAACTTCTTTAGAGCCAGCGCTTTGCATAAACTTATTAGGTTGTGCCTCAGCGTAAAGCTCATAGTCGTTTCTTAATGCTTCCAATGATTTAGGCATACCTAATTCATCTACAAATGAAATTCCAAGATAATTACAGTGCTTACGCATTTCCTCGTCAGAAGCTAGGGAAGCATACTTAATAGCTTCAACTTTAGCAACTCTCTTAGCGCGTTCAAGCTCTGCTGTTCTCTGAGGATTCCATTGGAAAAATGTTACTTTTCTAGTTCCTTTTCTATTTGGATTATCTAGGTTAGCATTACAAAGATTTAAAAACTCAAGAGCTTCTACATCATATTCTGCAACCCTTAAAACCCTTCTATCAAAGATTAGACTTCTTCTATTTTGCTCTACGAATGATTTTTCTAAACCTTTTTGATCCTCAACCCAAATGCTTGGATAGCCTCTCAAAAGTCTAATTCTCTCCATTCTACCCTTCTTTTCATTCCAAACATCATCAATACCTTCCATGTGGTATTTACCATTTTTTTTGGTGTCTGATAATTTGAAAATTTTAAAAGTATTACCGGTAGCTACGGGCGCTTCATTAAGCGCTGCTGTAGATTCTTCGTATTGTCTTGATTGTACTTGTTCACCTTGTTGTGAAAAATTGGCATCTTGTATGCCTACTGCCTTTAAACGAGCCATAAAATGGTTTTTATATGTTTAAAATAGGTAGCGACAATCAATAAAGTTGCCGCTACCCGATTAATTAAAGGTAATTAAAATTAGTTACCTTGAAGGATGATAAACTGATTTGCTGCACAAACGCGAGTACCACGATAAGTGATCATTGCGATTTGATTAGTCATTGTACCATCTGTTGGATTAGGAGATCCACCACCATATTGCCATACGCGAATACCGTTACCAACAGTACCACCTACCGGAGGTTGCTGATACATGATAGTAATATTCTTGTAAACTTGAGCAGTTTTTGCATCCTTAGTTTCACCCATTGGATAGATTAGACCGAAATTACGGAAGTAATCTACGTTAGGAGTTAAACCAGTTGTAACCTCAGTGTTGAATTGAGAGTACTTCTTAACAGATAATAAGTAACCGTCAATGAAGATTTCTTGGAAGCCATAAGCAACAGAAGCTTCTTTTGACTTTTCGCCTTGACCATAAACGAAAGCACCAGCAGGGTATGCAGAGAAGATACCATCACTGAAGTCTTGTCTTTGGAAAATATCAGCTAACCATGCAGATTGCTTAGCACAACCATTAACGTCCATGATACGAGTAATCTCATGAAGTTTAGCGATATCAAGTGTACCCGGAGTGTAACCAACAGTTTCACCGTCAGCAACAACTTTAGGGATGATACCTACAGAACCTTGAGAATTAGAATCAATAGCGCTATTGTTTTGTAAGTTACCACGCATTAATTTAGCTTCTACGTTGTTTTTGAAACGTACAAGTGTTTTGTACATACCTTTGTATGTAAATGCAGTTGCACCATTTGCAGCCATATCAGGAGATACAGGGAACTCATAATATGTTTCAGCCATTTGTGCTAAGTCGGTATTGCTCCAACCATCACGAATTTCTGTTACATAGTTATCATATCTTTGATCCAATTGGATTAAAGGATTGATTTGAGTTGAAGCTTCACCAGCATCAGCGTCACCGCCAAATAATAAAACCTCACCAGCAAGTAATGAGTTTACACCAGCTGAAGCAAAACGCTGACTAGTTTGCTTAGGAGCAACTTCAAATGTGAAAGCGTAAGGAGTTGTATCATCAATTGAAACGATAACACCCTCTACGTTAGAAGAAGCAACACGCAAAGTTTCTTTTAATCTTAATGGAGATTGAGTACCACTGTTGTAATACGCTTCTTGACCAAGAGTTAAAGTTAAAGTTGCACCAACACCTGCTGCTACAGTAGATTCGTTTGTAACACCCGGCATTAATTTACCGCGGTTTTCAAACCAGAAGTAGTTTAAGTTTTTAACTTCTTCCATGCCACTATGAGCTGCTAACCACCAAGTAAAATCTTCGTTACCGTACTTTTGAGTGTACTGCTTATAGTACTGTGGGGTTAATAATTGTAAGTCAACCATCAGTTGACGATTCTGGGACTGGAGTGATATTGCACCCGGTTGCAGAATATTAGAGGTAGGTATCCCTGCCATAATATTTAATTTTTTATTTTAACACCTTCTCCAAGGGTAATATTTAAGTTACGAACTAAAAGCCCAATTAGCCAATTGCTCCTGTATAGCAGCATTTGGATTTAGACTTGGAGCCGTTCCTTGCGGAGTGGGGGTTTGGTTAATGCTTACGTTACCACTCTTCTTTAAATGAGCAAGCAATCTTTGAGATGCTGCTTCATTAGCCACCTTTTGCAAAATTCTAGGCAAATTTTCAAGAACATACTTGTCGGCCATTATTTGTCTTACGTTTGGTTTTCCTTCCTCGTTAAACCATCTGTTTTCTAAATAAGCTTCGCCATCAAAATCTGATAGTTCTTGCTTTAATGCTAATCTCTCATCCTCTGCTACATTAAATGAAATCGGTATTTCAACATCATCGTCTTTAACCGAAACATTAAATCCATTAAAAGATTGAAATTCAGAATCAAGCGTTTTTTCATAAATTGACCTAGCTTGTTGCAAATATTCAAATTCCTCTTGATATTGCGCCTCCCTTCCGGCCTCATTATAAATATCTGGTAGTTTTATTTCACTTTTTAACTTTGCTATTTCTGGTCTAAGCACTTTAGCTTCAATCATCAGACGTTTCTCTGTGTAATCAGCTTGTGCTTGCCAAGTCTTTAACTTATCAGCATAATCCTCATCAGTTTCATCATAACCTTGTTCAGGTTTCAAAGGTACGAAAAATTGATCATAAAATAAAAGATCAACTTCATCCGCACTTAAATCCTTAAACTTGTTTTGAATGTTTGTTTTTACAATTTCAGCTGCAATTTCAGTTGTTAATTCCGAATTAGTTAATTTATCAAGTTTTTTTTGTTCATTTAAAATTTGATAAACATCATCAGTCTTACCTTCTTTAATTGCATCAAAAAGAGTTCTACTTACATCATCAGAAAAATCAAATTGTGGAGTTTGCTCCCTTTCTTCAATTAATCTCAAAAATTCTGTTTCAGCTTCATCTACTGTATCAAAACCAAATCTTTCTTTAATAAAAGAATCTGGGTTAAAAGTAGAATAATCTGTTTGTTGTTGTTGATTCTCACTAACTATCGCATCCGGAGATGAATTAGCTGTATTGTCAACATTTTGTTCTTCATTTGCAGTAGGGGCTACTTCTACTTGCGGTTGCACTTGTGGTACAACATCTTCATCCGAAAACGGATTGTAACCTTCTGCCAGCTTTATTGGAGCTGACATGTCTTGATTTTCTAGCATAAATGCTTATTTGTTTTTCGTTATTAATCTATAACTATAGAGCCATCTACATCAATTGTAATGGCATACTTGACACCAGTATTTGTAAGTAATTGAACTCCATACCAATCAGAACCGTTTCCGTAAATTGGTTGGATTAAATCACTTTCAGCATATAGAATATTAGCACTAGTCAAAGTTGCTGTGGTTGCATAAACTATTCTGGTTCCTTGTAAAACTCCAACATTATAAGCTTCTTGAGCTGTTGGATATGTATTTTTAGATAAAACGTATGCGTAACTTGCCATTTTAATTTATTTTAAGCTATTTTTAAATATTTACCAATAATGCCAAATGCCACAATGCCACTTGCATTAATTGATGAAACGTCTGTTTTAGTAGTTAAATTAACACCTAGAACAGTAACCCAGTTAATTGGAACTTCTGGAGCTGGCAATAACTGACCTTCAATTGCACCATCATCATTCGTTGTGGTAAAATTAACTGCCGCAGAAGGAGTTACTACTTGAACTACAGCTGAGTCCCAGCCAGATAAATCTTGGTAAAAACTACCATTAGCATTAAAAGAATCAGTTGCATCTACAACTGTACTAATTTTAGAACTAAATTTTTGAAGTCTTATTAAGAGCTTGCTTACCGTTGCCATTTTATTTTATTTTATAGTTTTATTGTTGTGTTTCCATTTGTTCTTGTAATTCAGGTTCCATTTGTTGTTCTTCAGAACCTTGTTCCATTTCTTGCTGTTGCATTTGCTCCATTTGAGCTTGCTGTTGTTGAGCTAATGCTTGTTGTTGTTGTTGATTTTGAACAGCAATTGGGACGGTGACGTTCTGTAACATATTAGCAACTAATGTCTGAAGTTCTGCTGGTACAGGAATATTTGCTTTTGCAAGATCAAAAACACCTTGTAAAATTATTTCCTTTTCCTTTGTTAAAGACTTTTGCTGTTCAAGAGAGCTATCTGCCTGCATCTTAGATTGAATACTCGCTTGTTGAGCTTCTGCATTTTGCTGAGAATTAACCATAGCTTTTTCTTGCTCGGTTTTTATAAATCTTTTTTGAGCTTGTCTAAAATACAATTCCCCAAGTTCTACATTTTCTTTAGCCATTCTCATTGCTTTAAATGGATCTAAGTAAATAACTAATTGAGGATTTGACGCAATAGCATTGTTCATCATTGCTTGCAATGTAGCAAGTTGAACGTCATCAGGCATCATTTTTATAGAAGCAACAAAATTTCTGTCCTTTACCTGCTCTTCCTTTAATAAATCGCTATATTTTTTAGCACCATGTGTAACACTTTTATTTATTAAACAAGCCACCTTTTTAGCAGTTTCTTCCATTACATAGATATATGCATCATACATATATTCAGTAGCGTTATTTGCTAAAACTCTTGAAGCCTCAATATTAGAAGCAGCCACTCTTGGTTGTGCAGCTTGGTTCATTAAATTAGGATCTTCACCTAATTCATCTTTTAATACTTGATAATGGAATTGATATAACTGAATTAAAGCTTGTAATTGAGGAGAAAAACCTGTATTAGCTAATTCTGTAATTGGAACAGGAATACGATTACCTTCAGCATCTCTACCGCGATAATAAAGTTTACCTGTTTGTTCCCATATCTTTTGAACATCAATAGGCTTTACAGAATCACCTAAACCTAAGTCAAGCTCCTGTAATGCGTCAACATCAATTGCCGCACCTGCCGGTACCATTTTAGCTACAAGTTGTTGTATCTTTAATCTAGCTAAAATCATTTGTTCAATAGGCTCTTCAATTTTTTCTGGTACAGCTACGTTACGCATGTCATAAGGATCATACATATAAAAGCTATAAGAAAATTCTGCGTTGCCTATTTCTTTTGGATCTTGTGGACGAATCATGTTTTTCTTAATTCCCCAATGAATCATTGTTTGAGTAACTGGGCAATAAACACCATGATAAATATTCCACTTTTTCTCTTCTAAATATTCTTGATTTTCATCTAATTTTTCTGGCTTACCTTTTTTGATAATAGTGCTACCATTCTTTTTAGTTTTAGTAACAGTATAACCATCAGAATCTAATGTGCGAATTTCAAAATTAACTAAATCAATATTCCACTCATCATAAGGTCTTAGCCAAGCGACATTCCAATCTTGCATCCACTTAATCTTATCAGTAAGTTGATACTCTTTTGATGATTGAGCTAATTGAAATATATCTTCTTCAGAAAGTGTACCCCCTGCTGCTTTACTATATCTTGCTCTTACTTCACTAATCTTCATTGAAAGAATGTGACCTCTATAAGTCGTATCTCTAAAATCAGGGAAATCAGAATATGAATAAATAGCATTTTCAGGTCTAATCCATTGAACATGAACTTCACCTTCTTCATCCATCCAAGTATATGTACAAACTAATCCAACCTCAGCTGAATCATGCAATAATCTTTGTTTCAAAACATCGTTCCAGCCATTGGCTTCAAAAACATTATTACAACCAATGCTGTATAATATTTCTTCTGGCAAATGATTGAACTCCATTATCCATTGATCTAATTCATCTTTATCTTCTGCAACAAATGTATCTTTAGGAATAATTTCAACACCAGATTCTTGCTGTAATTGAGCAAGAGTTTCTTTATTTCTGTATAAAAATTCTGCCTCATCTGCTTGTCTTTGTTTTAACATTGCAGATGCGGTGTCATTAGCATTAACTGTAATTTTTTCTCTACGACTCATCCAAGAACCAACCAACCTAGCAACAATAGTATTACCAATAATAATTGATTTCCAGTTTATATTTACAAAATTGGCTTTGCCATTCATTTCCAATCGGTCCATAAACACACTCATGTCTACTTTACCGTTAGCAATTTGTCTGTTTTTTCTAAATCTATTGTTTCTTAACCAAAAATAAGTTTGGTTACCATAAATTGTAGAATAGATATTTTGGGCAACGTTTTTACCGTATAAATAATCTTTTTTAGACGCTACATCAGTAGTAATTTGGAAGTCTTTAAGCGACTGTCCACTACTATTTGCCGAGGATATGTATAAAGGACTCTCTGCCAATTTGAATATATTTTGTGTCAAATATACTAAATCTCCAGAATTTAATAAAAATTTTAATTAATTAAAAGAAGGAACATAGCTTTTTACCAAAGGTTCTCTTTTAGGAGGCTTAATAACAGGTTCCATTAAACAAACTATAAGCATCAAAAAAGAAACGGTAATATCATAGTCTGTTCTGTTATTTGGATCAAATTTTTTGGCATCCTCTAATAAATTCTCAAAATCTATAGAATCAATATGTGATTCAAAATACATAATTCCTACATCAGCTTGTTTTGTAAGGCTAAATGGGGTAGTAGGAAAACCCTTATACCTCTCAGCTGTTTCTCTTTTTGCAGGATCAATTGTAGAAATTGGATAAGAACCTAAATAACCAACTCTACCCCTTTCCCTAAAATATGAAAGATAATCATCACTATTATGTTCATACCAAGCTTGATAACCGTAATATTCTGCTGCTAAAAGCACCTGTTCATGTAGCGTTTCTTTAATATGGGGCCTACCATATAGATGACCTATTGCCTTACCGGTATTTGAAGGATCTAATAAGTTATATCTTCTGCCAATCCAAGCCGATGCTTTTGAACCAAATTTACCGCCCTGACTATTACTGTATCCATCAATTGCAATAGCGCCATCATCTGTTCTACCGGGTTTTTTTGTTCTAATATCAAACACATGACTGTTCTCTTTTCCAACAGGTGGAAATTGAGTGATAACCCAATGAAAATCTTCCTCTTTATCGTTTATGTTTCTCCATTTTACCGTTTGGTCAATATCTCTATAAAATATAACATGCCTTTTTAATACCGGATTTTCTTTTAAATACGACTCTCTTGCTGCTATATTCATTACATTAAATATGCATCCATCGGCATCTGTACTAAATGCCTCATCAATCGTTAATGGCTCTTTTCTAATACGAGCCGATAATGCTCTTGGGTTGTTTTTAACCGTTTCCCTATCTGCTTCAATTTGCAAAAAAGTCTTTTCTTCATCTGGAAAACCAAAATCATCAAAGTTTCTTGTTCTTTTTGCAGACATGAAAAATCTATACAACCCACTAGATGTATTACCATTGTCTTGTCTTTTCTCCTGATTACTTTCTTCCCAAAGTAGCTTAAATGCCTCTTGAACACCATCTTTTTCAGACGTAAGCTTCTCTACGGTAGTTGTATATAAAGCCTTACCAATAACCTTACCTTCATCATCCAGTAAACAATAACGAACAACCTCATGTCTGTCATAAACGTTTACTTCTGTTGTTTTACCGCACTCATCCGCAACATACCTATGCAACTTCTGTCCATCATAAGCTACCGTATCGGCAGACTGGTGGTCAATAACCGAACCAAGTTCATCTTTATCTACATTATCCTCTGCCTTCTTACCTCTTACGTTTGTCTTTTGGAAACGCATTTCTGACTTTGGATTAACACCCAAAGACATATCGTACTCAGGTCTAAAGAATTTAGGAAGCCTTCTGAATGGATTTACAACCGTCTTTGCAAAGAATTTCTTGGCATCAGATCCTGTTTTAGACTGAATACCTCCATTTGTCATTTTGGTTCTGGTAGTATATTCTGTAACAAACAAACCAGCCACAAAGGACTTACCAAAACGTCTTTTTGTAACCTCCAACATTCCCATACATAATGGATCCTGTATGCAATAGTCCATAAAATAAAACTTCTCTAAATCCGGAATCCTGAATTTAGGATAACCAATATCTATACTCCACCATTGCAAATACAAGTAATGCATACCTGTTAAAAAGGTAGGCTTACCATTATTCATGTACCAAAAGCCATTCAATCTTCTATCCCACTCCTGTTTCTTAAACTCCTCTAATTTTTCATCATAAAATTCTGGAGCATCATCTTTTTTCTTCTTATCGTATTCATCCCATTCTTTCATGGTATCAGCATACCAGCTTGGAAGCGGTATTCTTTTCCAATATTGCTCAGTTTGAATATCGGACCTTTGGTAAATACCCCTATACTCAACCTGTTTGGTCAATATATTAAAAACATAACCTTCTGGTGGGAGATTACAATCTAATCCCTGAATGTGAATCGTGGAACCTTTTTCAATTTTTTCGTACATACTATGAGCGTTTGCCTGCTAATTCACCTATTTCATCAGCAACACTTTCTGGTGAAAATGGTCTTTTATTTATTACGACAGCCTCTTTTTTGCTTTCTTTTCCTTCTTGGTTTATGCCTGCGGATATTTCTAATGCCCTAATAGACTCAGTAATTGTGCCAGCTTCGGACCAAAGCTTCTGCAATCTTTCAAATGACTTATCTTTTGGATCAATCAATTCAATATCTAGCAAATTAATCCTATTAAGCAATTCTGCCATCTCATTAGCCTTTCTTTGCAAGCTATAATAAAGCTTAATTGCCCCATCTTGCTCATAATAAGCCAATTTGCCACTTAAATAGGCATTTGATTTTTCTAATTCTTTTACCTTTTGCTCTAATTCAGACATACTACATTTGGTGTTGATATTGTTACCAATTTTGATGCATCAGAAACTCCATACCCAATTAAAAATTCATTATTAATAACTCTTGTTGTTAAGTCATGGTCAATAGCAATTACTTCATTTCTTTCATGCCCCTCTGGATAATATCTAAATCTAATTATTTTACCCTCTGTTCCATCATCATTCTGGTAAATAATCTCGTAGTCACTTGATATTAAAGTAGTTACAACCTTACCTGTAAGCTCACCACTTGTAACATAAATCTTATTTTTTATTAAAGTAGGAGGTATACCTTCTAGTGGACCATTGTACGGCTGGAATATTCTTAACCCAGTAACAAAATTATTTAACGGCTGCCATGGTTTACTTTGACCATCTCTCCATAAAAAACATTCTTCAATAGGTATTGAAAAATACTGAATATCTGAAGATGCTTCAGCTGTTGGTCTTAGGTAATTAAAAAGCTTGTATGTATCGTGTGTAGCATTATGATGTATCAATATCTCAGCACCTTCTGGTATATCTTTAGCTGCTACAACTGTTGCATTTACTGGCTTTACATAACGCATATTAAAGTTATCATAAACTCTTTCCAACTTGATTTTAGTGCCATCTTTAAAAGTATGGCTGTTTTTACTTTCTAAATCTACTTTAATAATAACTCTATTTGACGGAGCAATTAATTTCATATTTAATTAATTTAATACAAATGTAGAACTAATTTAATTAATTTAATACTTTTTTTTAAAATAAAAATTACTAAATTTTAAGTATATTTGTTGAAACAATTTATAAACAATAAAATAAAAAAAAATGGCAAATCATGTATCGGTTTATGTTTATCGTAGAAATCAATACGATTTAACAAACGCAAATGGAACACCTGCAACAAATGGTGTATTATTTTCTTTACCAACAGCCAACTTACAGGTTCAACCTTCTACGGTTGTGGCGAATGGTGTTCAAATGAACTCATTAATTCTCATTTACCCTAGTGGTCTTAATCAACCTGCTGAAAAATTATACAGTGACGCAACTGTTGCTGGTTTAATTGCAGCTATTAATGGCGGTGGAATCCAAACTACAACCACAACCACTACAACTGCTGCTCCAACCACTACAACTACTACAGCAGCTCCTACAACCACAACAACAACAGCAGCTTAACCAAAAATTTAAAAACAAATAAAAACATTATAAAATGGCACAAATAGTATCAATTACTGCATATCAAAGAAATCAATATGCTTTATTAAACCCAAATGGAACTCCAGCAACATCTGGTATTGCTTACGGATTCCCAGTTGAAGGATTTGTAGCTTACCCAGCTCCTTCTGGAACAGTAGCAAACGGAGTAACTATGAACTCAATTGTTGAAGTAGCTCCAACAGGACTAAATCAAGTACCTGTTTACTTCTACACAAATGCCACTGTAGCGCAAATTAATGCAGCTGCAAACGCTTAAATAAATTAGGCCCCTATTTTTTAGGGGCTTTTTTATTTTCTTTATATACTGTTTTTAGATTTTTGTAGATTCTTTCTGCATCATCAATAGTCTTGCCTGAACCGGCAGCTAGAGCAACAGATAATCTTCTTAGTTTTTTGGCGGCCTTGTTATTCATATTTAGTATGTATTTATAAAAATTGGTGTTTGTTCTCCAACATAAGTGTTGAAACAATTGTATTCTAAAAATTCCCAAGCATCTTCTTCGGTCATTTCAGGATCCATATTCAATAATAAATCAACCATAATCTCTTTAGAATATACAAGTTGACCATTATCGGTTAATCCAAGAATAGCTTTATCATAACCGTCTTTGTTTCCATCAAACCCATCAGGTTTTAATGCCAAACATTCTTCGGCAGTTTGTAAAATTAATTCCAAATCCATGTTTTAGTTTTTATCTCCCCTGACCTCTATATTCTTTAGGTTTAGGAGTGTGTTTGTTATAGGTTTTTTTTGCGCTTCCTGTCTTTCTTTTACCGAATGAAATTTTTCTTGAATCGGATTTAACTTTCGCCATTTTGATGTTTTTTAAGGATTAATTGGTACGAATATAAACCATTTCCTTCATATCTTTTATTCAAGGTATGGCCACCAAATTTTTCTTTTCTAAAATCCCTTAATCCAGCAGAAACTGATGCTTCAGGAACACCTATAAATTTAGATATTTCCCCAAGCGTCCTGTATACACTATCTTTCATAAGTTCTTTTAACTTGAAATGGTTGTTGGCCAACCTTTGATAATCCCTTTCCTTAACATAATCAGCGCCATCAAATTGTAACTGTTGTTGCATAGTATTACTTTTTATTTTTAAAATAATCTAGGTCAATATTTCCTCCGTCCATTTTATTTGGGTAGACGATAATGTCGGTGTCGTAAAAGTTCCGCACGATACCACTGTCGTGTAATATGACTTTCCAAACAGTATTGATTTCACTTCCATAATCAATCCATGCGATTGCTTTTCCTTTTCCGAGTGGTGTATGGACATCTATAATATTTTTTAATTCATGAATATACATTAAAATGGGGCTTCCTCTTGTTTACCAGAAAGCAGTTGCAATGTAGCTACTCTTGCGTGTAATTGAGCAATTGTTTCGTTAGTGTTAGCATTTGTATAATTCTTTGCTTCTGGTTTACCTTCCATGTAAATCAAAGTCCCTTTCTTTAAATAACTAGCAACATTGATTTTTTCGGTCCAATATGCACATGAAATCCAAGTTGTTTTATCAACTTCTTGACCATCTTGCTTCTTAAACTTTTCACTGTAAGCCATTGAGAAATTAATCACCGTCTTACCATTTACATTGTTTACTACTGCATCTTGACCTAATCTTCCGATTACTGAAATTCTAATCATTGTTTTGTTTTTTATAATTATTAAAATATTACTTCTTCTCCGTTTTCATCTTGGTATGGAAGCCAAGCTTGACTTGCTTCTTTTCTTTTCCAAAATTCATAATTCTTTTTATTTAACATCTCTTGTATAAAATCCCTTCCTTCAATAAAAAATCTCCTTCTTTCCCAAACATATTCAACTAACATAAAACCTTTTCTACCAACGCTTTTCTTTTTAATCTTTTTTGAATGAAATTCTGCTAAAGGATTATTAGGATCCGTTTGTGCAAATGGTCTATGATAAACTAATATATTATCCATTTTATTATTCCACATTGCGCCATCAGCTACATCAAAAACATCAGGACATTTATAGTTACCTGTCTTATCTCTTTCCATTAATTTAGGATGCGCAATTACCCAGAAATATACATCATTTTTCTTTGCAAATCTTGAAAAGTCAGCCAATAATGTTTCAAGGTATTTATCTGTTCTCCCACCAAATCCTTTGTAATCATTTGTCATCTGATTGAACGGATCAATACAACAAAAATCAACCTTCTCTTGCACAATCAATTCAAGAAACTTCTCCTTAATATACTGGGGGGTAGGGGAAAGCATTTCTGCGCTGATGTAAAAAATGTGTTTAGATATGAAATCATAAGCAGCTTCATAAACCTCGTTTGATGGTCTATTTGGATTAAATGGGGTACACTCACAGCCCAATAACATCTCAACATAATCATGAAAATATTCTTCAGCTGGTGTATCTTCAGGTGAGAAAGTAGCAATCTTCTCCCCAAACATTATAATTCTTCCTAAAATCTGTGATTTCTGCCAAGCGGTCTTTCCGTAGTTACCAATACCGGTCAATAGTGTTATTTCTCCTCTTTTTGGCTTGAACAAATAATCAAGCTCAGGTATACCAACCCCCATAATCTTCTCAAACCCTTTTTCGTTTATTGACAAAGCCCTATCCTTAACATCAATACCATAAACCACATCCTCAATCCTATAATTCTCACCGTTTTCTTCTGTAAATTCACGCTTTACATCAATCTCATAATTAGTTTCTTTACTAACCAACTTCTCTTTCTGTATGGAAGCCGTTCCAAAATTGTTCCTATTTGCCCTATATCCGCTCTTTACGGCACTTTTCATCTCCGACATGGTAAAGTCATTGCTGACGGTGTATTCTGCCGAAATTAGGCCTAATGCAGCGTTTTCATCAATACCGAAACGGCAACATGCGGATGCTAATTTGAAAATATATGTATTTCGCTCTCCTGTAACAAAAGCATCGTTCTTATTCGTAAGCCATTTTAATATTCTACGAAAGTTTTCGGAGTCATCTACATTCTGGTTCTCGGTTACGGTTATCTTCTCAATTTTCTTAGCCTTTGCAAACACAGCAGCCTTATCGTTTACATAAATTTCAGGATCAAAGCTTTCGTAACAAACCCTACTTACATTGATTCCACTCCTGTCAATCTCAGGAAATACTTCCTGTAAAGACTGAAAATGCTCTCTATGCTTTGAACCGTCAGCTATTTTTACCAATGCTTTTAACCCATTACCAGATGGACTAACCCAACAAGCATACACAAAATCGTGTGAAATTATATCGGTTTGCTTATCCCTTAATTCAGATATGTCATCAAAATCAAGCACAATGAAACCACTATGCTCAATAAGCTGCTCATCTTTCCTGTCATTACCAAATTTACCACTAAAGCAAACTGAAGGTAAATTTAACTTAATCTTATTAGCCTTTTCCTTGTCAAGAGTATTCCTGATTTCGGTAACCAGTTCCTTACTTGAACCAGATTTAATTCTTTCTAAAGCTTTTTCAATTGTGATAAAGTGAGGTTCCTTGCTAAAAATGTTTTTAAAAATAGTAGCTATCATCGTATTAATTTAAAGTTTTTCCTAATTCCTGTTGTCTTTTCTTGTAAGCTTCAAAATCGTTATTTTTATAAATCTGCTGCTTTGGTAAATCTAAACCAACCAATTCATCATTCCATGAACTGTTGTTAAAGAAAGTTTGAGGATCCTTCCTGAATTTTTTATCTGGTTGGATAGTCTTGTATTTTGGTAAATAGTCAATGATTGATTTTCTATCTGAATCTTGCAATGACTCCCACTTCTTTTTTAACTTATCCTTATCACCCACTTTCTTGTCATATAAATCCCAAAAAATATCAAACGATATATTTATTTCTTTTATTTCCTTTCCTTTTATTTCCTTTCCTTTCCTTTCCTTTTTAGCATTGCTATCGGATTGCGTTTGCATTGCGTTCGCATTTTCCCATCTGTAACTAGCTGATTTTCTTGCTTTTGCGCTCTTGTCATTTCTTTGTTCAAGTCTTTCTTGTACAGAATTACTGCCAAAATAATCACCATTAAAAATGAATAAATCAAAGTCATTTACTACGCTCGCTACTAAGTCGCTATCCGACCTTAAGTCATACGCAATGCCTTCGTAATCCATTCGCAATGCGTTCGCATTATTATATAAATCCTCAACTATTGACCAAAAAACACCATAGCCCTGCATACCATGTTTTCTAATCAACCTTTTAATCTTCTCATCATTACGAGCATTATAGTCGTGTGAGAAGTAGAATGTATCTTTTGGCATTTTTATTACTTAATCGTTTACTAAATCGGTTTTCAAAGCTTCATTTATGCGAGTAATTTCACTATCAGTGAATAATAACTTACCCTGCATCTTGCGTGATAATTCCGATTCTGGTATCTTGGCATTTAATGAAAGCCAACGCTGTGTACGACCATCCATGGCTTCCTTGATTCGTTCATGAAGCTTCATTGTTTTAATTTCTTCCATAAAATTTATTGTTGAACAGCAAAAATAGTATTAATTTTTAAATTCCCAAATATTTTTAATTTTTTTTAAAAATAATTTTGTGGTTTAATTAATTTAATTAAATTTGCAAATGGAAAATAGGGAACTAATATATGAGCTGGCTAAAAAGCTTGATTTAATAATAGAAGTAACAAAGGATGGTAAATACACTGGTAAATATAGATTCATAAATAATAAACTACATAAATTAAACGAAGATGAGAAACTCAACGATAATAGTAAAGAAAAAAAGGTGCGTTAGATGCGGTAACATTGATTACCATTTTTCTAAAAAGATGTGTAAGCAATGCGCTACTATTGAATCTACTCAAAGAAGAATGGAAGAATTTGAAGATGATGGTGAAAGCTTTCAAAATCTTGTTTCAGATTTAGATCATGTATTCAGCCAGTACATTAGATGTAAATATGCCGGCAAAGATGGCATGGTAGAATGTTATACATCTGGCAAAAAGATGAGGTGGCAGGAGATACAATGCGGCCACTTTATACCAAGGGCAAATCTTGGAACTAGATGGTTAGAAGCTAATTGTAGACCACAATCAATGGAAGAAAATTACTTTAAGATGGGTAATTTGGAAGAGTTTGAATATAAGTTAGACGCAGAGAATAATGGTGTTGTAGAATACTTGAGAGAAACAGCAAGGCAGGTTGCTAAGCCAACTAAGGATGAATTAAAAGCTTTAATCATTGAATATAGGTCCAAATTAAATTTGGTAAAGAAGAAGTTTAATTAAATTTATTTTTTTAATTAAATTAATTAAATTAATTTTGTATTCAAACATTAAAAACACATAAAATGGCAAGAAACATTAGTCCAGATTCGGTATCAAGTAAAGTATCGGATCTCAAAGTAGGAGAAAGTTTACTATTAGAAAACCCATATACTTCAGTAATGGTTATGGTTTCTAATCTTAAAAGAAAAGAAGAGCATAAAGCAAAGGTATTCAAAATCAAAGCAGAGGACAAGCAAACCAATGTAACCAGATTAAAATAAGTAATATGCATATACAAACCATTAACTACACCAGAACATTTAATTTAGGTAACTATTCATCAGAAAAAATAGGGGTTGAGTTTGCTTTGAATCCGGGTGAATCAGCAGATAAGGCTCTTGATAATGCAAGGCAACTGGTTGAAGAGTACCATAAAAAAAGTGTTAAACAAATTGAAGAAGCTGGCCTTTATTTTGAACAAGATGAACCAATTGTTGAAAAAGTAATCCCAACACAATCAAAAAAGACACTAACAGAAAGAACAAAAGAGTTTATTAATTCTTGCACAACAAAACAGGAGTTAAAAGCTTGGGAACTAATGTGTAAAAATAATTCTGAATTGCTGGAATATTATAATAACAAACTAAACAACCTTTAATTATGAAATGGAATGAAACACTTATTAGATCAAGTTCTGTTGGTTATTTAATGACCGAGCCGGTAACTAAAGCTGACAAAGAAGCTGGAGTTCTTTCTAAAACCGCTCAAAAACATTTAATTGAAGTTTATATCGCTGAAAAATATGGCAGAAGGAGAGATATACAAACAAAACAAATGAAAAAAGGTATTGAAGTTGAAGATGATTCAATTGACCTTTTAAATAATTTTTGGGGAGTGGATTATGGTAAAAATGAACATAGGTTTACTAATGATTACATATCAGGGCATCCAGATATAATCACTGTTAACCCAAATAAAGTTATTGATATTAAATCAAGCTATGATCTTTGGACATTCTTAGGGAATATACCAGATAAACTTGATAACTTATATTACTGGCAGCTCCAGTCTTACATGTGGCTTACAGATGCTACTAGTGGACATATTGCATACTGTCTTGTTAATACACCATTCAATATTGTTGAGCAAGAGAAAAGATACTTACTTAATAAGATGAATGTTGTTTCAGAAGAAAGCCCAGAATATGTAAAAGAATCAATGAAGCTTGAGTTTAATATGACATTTGATGATATTGCTATTTCAGAAAGAATATTAATATTCAATGTGGAAAGGAATGAAGATGATATTTTAAGGATTCAACATAAAGTAGAAAAAGCAAGAGAATTTTTATTTGAACTTGAAAACAAACATTTAAATTTCAATAAATGAACGGAGCTAATGTCATAAGTGCAATCCAAAATCTAAAAATGGCCCAAGAGCAATTAGAAGATTTTTGCAGGCAGTTCCCCAACTCACAGGGAGAAAGGATATTTAAAAATTATAGTAAAAAGATAGATTGGATTTTTAATGATATTATAACCCACCCGTTTCTTACAACTGAAGTTAGGATTGGAATTAAAAACGAAATACAAAGTGATGTTTTTGCGGTCCCGGCTATTGTTGAAAAGATAGCTTTGTTAAATCCAAACCAAAGAGAAATTATAGAATCTACATTAGATGCTATGATAGACGGAGAAGAAGTAAAAATTGTTGACATTAACGAAATAAATAAATAAAAATGGCTAAGAAAAAAGAAGAATTAAATTTACCCACTAATGCAGAAGTTTTAGATGGATGTGATTTTTGTATGCAATTTGATTACGATGAACCACATGTAATTGGAGCCAGCGAAAACTCAGATGGAGTAATGGAAATTGTATTGAAGTCTTACATGGATGTTGGTATAACATTTTTATGCCCAACCACCGGAAAGAAGCTAAGACTATTTGCAAGACCATTATCAGATAAAGGAAAACAAATTTTAGAAATGCAAGAAGAACAAAATAACCAACAATAAAACCAACCAAATGAAAAAGTTAATAACAACCACCCTAATCATTATTTTTTTAGTCAATACTGCTATGTCGCAGATATTTGATGGCATTAATTTAAAAGAAGATAGAAACCTATTATTATCAAAGTTAAAAACAAAAGGATTTACTTTTGATTACGCAGCAGGTGAAACCACAAAGCTATCAGGAGAATACGATAACAAGCTTACTAGAGTGTACATTGTCAATACTATTAAATCAAATAAACCAGTTGTATTAACAGCTTATGTTGGAGATGCTAATACATGGGATGAATTGCTTGCAAACTATAAAAAGTATGTAAAAGTATTTTCAGATAAATACGGCAACCCAGATGCTTATTCAGAATCATTTAAACCACCATACGACAAAGACTTTAAGGGATATGAAATGGAAGCGGTTAGAAATGAAAAGTCAAACTTTATTTCAGAATGGACCAGAGATGGGATTAATTATTCTGTAGAGATATTTCAATACAATAGTATAATTATCACATACAGGAACGAAGAAAATTACAGGATAAATAAGATGGAATGGAAGTAAATAGCAAAGGCGGCCTAAAAAACCGCCTTATTTATTATCTTCAGAAAGACATTTTACGCATACACCATCTTCCAATAAGATGTCATGAGTTACGCATACGTCTTTATCCATTATGATTTCTTATGCGCATTTGCAAATTTACGAGCAGCTTCTACACTACCAAATCCCCAAGCTTTTAATGCCAATGCTTTGCGAGTAGGTTCACCATTTGGCTTTTTCATTGCACCAAGCATGCCACTAAATCTAGCAGCAAAAGATACCCTTCTTGGATTTACACCAGATTTTACTGGGGCCTTTAAATTGCCACCAGTTTCAGAATTGTAAGATGCACGACCTTTTGCATTTAAGCCGCCTTCTGGATTTTTACCTTCTTTTCTTTGCCAAGCTCCTGACATAATTATTTATTTTTTTTCATTGCTTTTAATGCTAAAGACCTATATCGTTCAGATTTTTTTAACTCATTATACCCGGAATTGCTAAGCTGTTCTGCACCTTCTTTTTCTATTTTAGTTTTTGCTTTATTCATCTTATTTGAACCGGCTCTCATGTACGCATAAGCGCCCGTTTCTACAGAATCAGCTATTTCCATTACTCTCTTAGGAGTCAATAATGTTTTCTTAGGAGGCTGCATAACTATTTTTTTTCTTGTGCTTTAATCTTTTTCTCTTGCTTTAACATTTCCGGAGTTGGCTTCTTTCCGCTTCCCTTGTTGGCGCGAATATTATCCCATAATCCTCTACGAGAATATGATCCATCCGCGCGTTTCATCATCTGTAATTTACTTTTCATACGCTAATTTACGAATTATTTTTGATTTTCAACCTTCCAGATAATTAAATCTATACCAGTTAAGTGACTTGGAGGCTCCAATTTTGGCTTTTCTTTGACTTGTACTGGTATTTGTACGTTTTTATGTACATCTTCCGATTTTGAGGCATTTCTGCCGTAATTATCCATCAAATAATTTAATACCTGTTGAGCAGATTTCAAATTTTGATCTTTTTGAATCATATATAACTTTTGTAAGTCAAATCTGACTCCAATTGGATTGCTTTTTGCCATAAAATAAATTGTAGCTACAAAATTAAGGGAAAAAATGAAATGTAGCTACAAAAATTAAATTAATTATACACAAATGTAGCTACAAAATCCCCTCCCCCATATACCCTACCTACCTAGGAGCATAGCCCACCCAACCAACCGCATACCGCAACCAATTGCATGACAACCAAGCCAAGCCCCATACCCCACGAAACCCGCGCCACATACCATACACAGG